GCTTTTCTAAACTGCTGTTCTGCAAGCTGTGTATAGGAATTAGCTACATCGCCTTTTCTTGTAACAGATAAAGCCAATACAGATGCAAGTCTAAATATAACCCACATAGTAAATGTAGGAGGCCAGTATTGAGTATCAGGTCTAAAGACGTAATTAAGAACAACCGCATCATCTACTTGTGCGTTCATATATACATAACGCTCATAGATGTCATATCTTTGTGGAGCATCTTCAATAGTTACAGTAATGACTTGCATAACCTCTGGGTTAGTTGGTAATGCATAAGCGGCATCCCATCGGTCAACAGGAACGTCTGATAAACGAGAGAGAGTTTTCTGACCAGTAGCAAAGTTCCAATTGTGCTGACCAAGACAATCTGTAACAACATCTTCGTATATTGTGTTGGCTACAAGTGCTTCATCAGTATTATCTGTAAATGAAGTCAAAGGCTCTAATCCAATAAGGACCATAGCCTTTTGCGCAACCTCAATGTCCGTTGATGGAGTTGTTGGCACTATCTACCTCCGCCCATAAATCTACCCATACTTTTAACAGACTTTGCTGTGTTTTTAACGCCGCTTACAGCTTTCTTGCCAACCTTATAGCCGCCAATAACACCAGCTACAGTACCAAGTCCTTGAGCCATTCCAGCACCAATTTCAGAGGCATGAGGCGATAAGGCTACAAAAGTATCCATTGCAGAAGCTTTTTTAATATTCTTATTTTTCTTAGGGGCTTTGGGAGTATTATACATTAGAGTAATCTTTGGTTTTGTCGTTACCCATTTTCTTACCTTTGTAAGATTCCATTTGGCATTTTCCAGCTTCACGGCATTTAGATTTTGTTGGGCAGTTTGGGCAATTCTTAAAAGCCATTAGGAAACTCCTTTTCCGATTGTGACACCCTTACCAAAAGTTACTGTGTATCCTTTAGATACTTTCTCTTTTGTCTTAGGGGTAGAAGGGGCGGCTTTCACCGCCTCCTTCTTTGTAGGTTTCTTAGCCATTAACGACTATCAGTTGTCATGCTCACGATGTCGCCTGTATCGACAACTCCGCTTGCGTTAGAAACAACTGTCGCAATACCAAAGCCATTAGAAGCATTGATAAAGATAACATCGCCAACATTGATTTCACTGGACTTTGAATTAAAGTAACCAGCCGCATCAATTGTATTCAGTGCATCGGCTGTTGATTTGTAGTGCCAAATGTGGAAGCCATTTCCTGAATAATTGACTAAGGTGAAGTCTGCAACTACTAGTGCCATGTGTCCTTCTCCTTATTTCTTTAGCTGAAGTTCAAAGCAGGCATTTGCATCGATTAGGACTGAGTTCATCTGCATCTTGTTCAGAACAAAGTATGCGTCCTTATCGTTATGGTACTGCATGTTTGAAGAAACATCTGCACCAATAGCATGTCCTACTGAGGATGAATGCCAAGCAAAGCATTTGCGGTCTGCATCAGAGTTGATTGAATCAAGCCCTGAGAACGGGAACCACATGAAGCCAAGCCAGTTTTTAGCTGTCATAGCATTTTGGAACGGAAGGTCGTTAGCACCAACATATTCCTGACGAGAAAACTCATCAAGGTCAATTAGCTGTGACCACTGTTCCCAACCAACAGCAACATAACGCTGTCCATCATCTGGAACATCGTTATTACCAAACAATTCCATAAGGCCTAAAGCCCAAGGAAGAGTAATGCCGTTACTTGTTTCGTTGTGGTTATTCGTTGTTGCATCCATTGCCGCAAGAATGAGTTCATCAGTCTTACGTCCAAGGGCATATGCACCTGACTGTTGAGCAACCATCATCTCATCGTGATTGATGCGAAGTTGATCTAAATCGTCAATCCATTCACCAGCGAAGTAATCTTCTACAGTGACGTTGACGTTTGTATGCTCAAGGTTCATTGGAGCTACATTACCGTGGCGAGCCTTGGTAGTAGCAAAACCCTTACCGATTTTCTGAAACGTGGTTTTGTTCTTAACGCCATTCGCTGTACGAATAGTGTTACGAAGCTTCGACCCCATGCGCTGATAAGCCATGTGGACGCCAGATTCAAACTCCTCGATAAAGGAAGTGGAAATAGTTGGTGTTGCCATAACACACTCCTTTTAATTAAGTTAAGTTTCAGTTTTTGGCTGTCTGGTTATCCATTGGCTTGGGGTCCGAAGATTATCCCTCGCTTTTGGGCCTTCAAGTAAAACCATAATTTCACAGAAAAAAGTAAATGCCAATTCACATTACCCATTCTGCCTTGAGTATTGGGCAAAGCCTTGCCTTACTTTTGCAATAAAGGCTTGGTCTTTGTCTTTCCAATATTTGGGGTCGTTCTGCATACTGCGTAAATCGTCTAAACTTAAACGCTCTTGGAAATCTGTTTCAGTAGTCATGTTAAATTGTGGCTGTCCATTTAACTCCATCAATTCTTCAAACAACTGAACCATTCCAGCAGAAGCAGGAACATTTGCAAAAACACTATAAGCTGATTCAGACAGGTTAGCTGTAGCCCAACCATCAACACGCTCTAATCTTTTATCTGCATACTCGCCTAGTTGCTCAGATTCAACATTCCAATCAGGGCCACGTTGGGCATCGATAGAAACATATTCCTGCATTAAGCCAGTAAATTCATCTTGTGATAAACCATAGTTATGAGCAGTAGCTCTAAACCAGTCAACCATAGGGTCATCATCAGATACGCTATATTCTAATCCCTCTGGGGCTTCTATATTTAGCTCATAATCAGCAGGACTGATAGGAGCATTGCTAGAAGCCTCTTCGTTTAACTCCCCAACAATTTGATTTCGTAAATCTTCTTTACGAGTGTAAAATGCTTTTTCTAGCTCACTGTAGCTATTGGCTAATTCTTCTGGCCTGTCAAACTTCTGAGGAAGCCAATCAGGTCTTTCTTGAGTAGTTTCCAAAGGTTGCTCCGACTCTCCAGCCTGAACCTCATTGGTTTCTACCTGTTCTTCTGCTTGTAGTTCTTCTGACATTAACAATCCCACTTCCTAAGTGCTTTGTTGATACGGCTGTTAGGGTCATTAGCCGTTTTTTTAGATGTAAGCTTCTTTTTCATACCCATCATACGCTTACAAAAACTTCTACGTCTAGCGGCCGCTTTTGGAGACTTCTTCGCTTGCTTGGCAGATACAGGTCTTTTAATGTTTTTGCCCTGCCTACGCAAAGATGCACGACCCTTACGATTAAGTCCACCTTTAGGGTCTTTGCCCTCTTTTCTAGTCCAAGCCGCTGACTTTGCCATTATGTCCTCGCATAAGTTGGTTTTTGACCACCACCACTAGGGTTAGTTTTACGCTTCCTTGCTGTAGCTGTCTTCTTCTCAGACTCGCTCATAGATGAAGCTTTGGATGATGGAACGCACTTCGGGTATTTGCGCCTATCACCCATCTTGCGACCACAAGGAGGATGTTTGCCATCTTTCTTTGTGGATATATCTACCCACTTTTCATTAAACCATTTATCTAAACTCATGATTTATATCTATCCACACTCATTAGAACGGTATGTCATTTGGATCAATAGCTTCATGATTTCCCTTCAAGTACATGCTGTATGCTCTTTTCATATTAGATGGACTTGAGAGTATTTTATTTGCGTTACTATTGCCAAATTTATTTCTAAGAAAATTTTCAAACTGTGGGTCCCTTTGACCAACCTTTGTAGCTTTACCCATAGTCTTGCTTGTTTTAGGAGCTTGCTTCATGATTTATATGTACCGCCCATTTTCTTGTACTGCTGGACTAACTGGCCTGATGCATAAGCGCTGGGCCATTTCTTTACTCTTCCTTTTACAATAGCTCTTGCTCTTGCATATAGCTTTGGATTTGCAGGTTTAGACATCTGACTGTTTACGTCCTTTCTCGCATCTAGCTTTAATTACGGCTACAAGCCAACGTGAACCTTCTGCATGGGCTAAAGTCTCGATGCCCACGCCTGCAGGGTATACATTATTCGTTGTGATAGATTCCAAGTACGATAAGAAGTCTTTTCCAATACCACTGCCAAACAAACCATAGGCTTTGCTATTAAGGTCTTGGTCAACTTCCTTAGTGTATCCTCTACCGTCAATTGACGCATTTATCTTTTCCTTCATTGTTGCGGTTGTCCTTGCATTTGCATGAGTTGCTGTAGCTGTTCTACATTACCTTCTACTTGGCTTTGGTCAGCTAAAAGTTCCTCTTGGATACCAAACTTAGAAGCTAGGTATGCAACAACTTTTTCTTGGTTATAAAGTATAGGTGTTATCTCGGGACCAAAGGTAGACGCAACAGTTTGTTGGAATCTAACAAAGTCAGAAACGTCCTGCTGGTCCTGCGCTCTCAGCAAGGGAGAAACTGGAACGACACGAATTTCACGACCATCTACCTTTGGTATATCGATAAGACCTTGTTTCGTATAGATATGTATAACCCTCTCAACCAACGGCTGAAGGAACTCCTTTTGCATCCGTCCAGCAACAGCCCCCATATCACGAGCAACATCGGCAAGCCTTTCTGAAACCTCAGTTGCGGATAAAGGCGTTCTAGCATTTGGGCGAGTATCGAGTTCATCAATGAAGAGAGCTTTTCTAACATTTCTTCTCATATCCTCTAAAACTAGCTGTGCTACATCAAAGCGTCCTGCATTCTGAAGGGTATCAATACTAGATCCAGGACTTCTAGGTATAAATGTTCCTGGCTGTATAGTTATGTTATCAGGATTAAATACACCATCATCGTCATACACATAGCTTCCTGCGATTGCCATTTCAGCATTCTCAAGAATAAGCTGTACTGTAAGGTTTAATGTTTTAATGGCTGGCATTGCCTGTAGCAAAGGACCACGACCCCATACTTCAAATCCAGACTTAGACCAGCGTGTAGTAATCCACGGAACAGAACCTCTGCCTTTCATTACTTTCTTTATAAGAATAGCATTGTCTGTTTCAGATATAAGATAGTAAGTGTATTCATCTGCAAATCTATTTGCTTCATCATAGATGGTAGCTTCAATAATATTTGTTTTGCGTTCTGGGTTCTTCTTTTGCTCCTGAGACATTTTCTCAGTGTACTTAGCATCTGGATAACGCTGTTTCACCTCAGTGATGTCCATGTTGTTATTCCAACGGAACCAACTAGCAACACCATCCATACGCCCAGATAACAAAGCCAAATTAGTAGGAGGCACAGCAGTAAAGTGTAAGTCACCTTGAAAGCGACCTTCCTCGCACAGCATGTTCATTGTGCCCATGCCTAAGTCCTGCAACCCCTCATGCATCTCAGAATTAAAGTTAGAGTTTCTAAGGCCCTCATGTATGAGGTCTGTAATACTGTCTAGCTGTTGCTGTAAATCCTTGCTCATTAGTGAGTCTGGAAATTCAGGACCCGGCTCAAGCCTAAAGGCACGACCATTTGGAGGGAAGAAACCTAGCTGAAGGCGACTTGCAAACTTTGGCAATCCTGTAACGGCTGTTTCGTCATATATGTTTTCTGTTCTGCGTTGTGCAGAGCTTTCTTGAAAAAAGCTTTCTCTATGAGGAACGGCGTAGTCATACACCTCTTCCCACAAATCAGTCCAAGAGTTCCAGCGGCTCTTAGCCTTTTTGTACTTTGTCATAACACGCTTGAGTTCTGCTTTATCGCCAGACTCAGCAGATGGTGCTACTGGATTGCCGTCACCTTCAATTCCACCGTATGCCATTTTAGCTCCTTATTGAACCAGCACCAGATTTACCCATTTGTCTTCTGCGAAAACCAGAAAAACCCTCAATGTCCTCAGACTGAGTAGAGCGTTGACCAATAAGGTTTGCAGTACGAATCCTGTCTTGGTCAGCTTCAAACCTTTTTTGTGACTCTTTTTCTTCAGCAATGCGCTGTTCTTCAGCTTCCCTCTGAGCTTTTAGCTCTGGGTCGGGTGCTGGCATTTTAGGCTTTGCAAATAAACTACCCATCAGAATCTCCTATTGATTCTCCAAATAATACTCTTCCACCATTTTTAATCAATTCACAATACAGTTGATATGGTGTGCATACAGAAATCTTATTACAACCAACAATATGTTTTACAAATGAAACACAATAAAGCCAACGAGGAAAATATATAGGGCCGATATCAACAGTCACTTCTACACAAGTACAGTTTGTAGATATGTGATGGAATAATAAGTCAGCTTCCTCATCTCTTAGTAATTCAAAGTTTAGCCTTTCACTAGCACATTCAAATCTTATCCATACATCTAGCTCTGCATCATACCTAACTGCATATACATGACCAAAATCAGGTCTGTGTAAAGTAAACAATCTCCAAGGGCCATAGTTTGCTGATTTGGAGAATACTATTATCCATTTCATATACCAGCAAGCCTTCTCGAAAGTCTGCTGTTTCTTTTTCTTTGTCTCTCAAATGGGCTAGAAGCCCTCTCCACGGTTGTATGGGAAGGGGGCTTATTACCACCGAACAACACTCTCCGTCCTTCACCTCCACCCAAGACCGCATATTGTAAAGCGTCATGTATGTGAGAAAAGCGATTCTTAGAAGGTCTTTCTTCGTACTTCTCGTTGCCCATGTGGTACTGACGTTTGTACTGATAGCCGCCCTCAAACCCAGAAATCAATACAGTACAATTAGGGCTTATGGTCATTGCAGGATAACCGTCTGTCATGCGATTAAGAACGCCCTCAACAGCTTCAACACGCATTATTGCGTCATTGCTTGGAGCAGGATGTGCATTAATACCAGCAGCTCTTAGTATCATAAACGGAGTATTCTCTGATGTCTGAGCCATTTGATTACCAGCAGGGTCGCCTACAAACTTGAAGTCGTGCTTGTCCCAAGAGTTTCTGGCGATTTCTCTTTTGAGGACTTCTGCAAATCGTCCTGCTCCCATGTCTTGTCCGATAACTTCATGGAATACTGTCCATCTTCCTCCAAAGTTTTGCTGGCAAAAGACTGCCGATGGCGTACGGCCGAAATCGATGCCGACAATAACTTCAACCCCATCAATCGGCTCAATTGGCGATTTGGCAACGTGAGTATCCTTTCTAAAAGATGCATAGACAGATTTGCCGTCCATAAGAGCTTGATACTCGTTTAGAACATAAACCTTTACCCATTGGGGCGTTTTACCTAAAATAATCTTATCATAGTAGTCTGGTTGCATGTTTTTAGTGTTTTCGGCCTTTGGGTTATGCTCATACCCAATAAGTGCGCCTGATTTGTCTTTTTTCTCTGTCATAGCGCCAGCTTGCTTGTAAAAAACCCAATCTTCTGGCTTAACAAGCAATAATTTCTCTTCTGATGACATATATTCGGGAGTTGGAGCCTCGCCAGACATAATTGCCCACCAATGAGTTTCATCTGGAGAGTTTGTGTCCATAATAACGCCAAACCATGACGGACCGCCATCTCTCATAGACGGAAAACGTCCAACACGCATAGTGCAGGCATCAACAATACTCTTTGGTATTTCTCTAGCCTCGTTAATCCATACGCCAGTTAGCTCTAAGGAAAGTAATTTCTTTACATCCTCTTGCTTATCTAAAGCCAAGAATATGACTTCTAGTTCCACAGTGGTTTTATCGCCCAATGCAAAATTAATATTGTGAGTATATGGTGGCGACCAGACAAATCTGCCTATCTCGTCATCAAACCAATCACGCCATGTCTTAATGGTTGTGGTTTTTAGCTGAGGATTGGTGTTACGAATGACTGCCCATCGAGTTCTGCGTACCCCAGCAGAATTAGGGGCCTGATGGACAGCCTTTCGCATAATCTCCATGCAACAAGTCACGGATTTACCAGAGCCTACTGGCCCTCTTATTCCCCTAACAAAAGAGGAATCTTTTAAAAATGCCTTGGCTATCGGACCAGGCGGTTCATAGTTTAGTTTCATTAAACAGAAGGCCTACCTATCAGCATGCGCCTCTTTACACCAGCCGCCCTTTCAGAAGCTAAAAGCCTTCTTGTAGCAGAACTCGGTCCAGTTGTAGGGGCCGATGGAGTTGGGCTTGGCTTTGAAGAAGATGTAGCAGACTGAGGATTCTCTCCCATGCTACCGCCGTTGTCAGATTGGGCAAAGGAGTCGATTACATTTCCACCCTCTGACCTTTGACCAGCAGGAGTAACGCCACCAACGACAAACCTACCGCTTGATGAATATCTAAACTGAGGCTGACCCCTTGCCGCTAAGTTTGCAAGCTGTTGTTTTCTGTTCATTGAGCCAACGCCCATTAAAGCAGAACCCATCCCAAAAGGAAGGCCCTTGCCTAATAATGCTATTGGGTCTTTCTTCTGACGATATTCAAGTTGCATACGAGCAACATCACGACCTCTTTCGGAGGCTACGACATTCCCAAATTCATCATAAGTAGATAGGTCCGACTTCTCAAAAAGCTTCTCTCTGTATTCTTCTTTGGCTTTCTGACCCTTCCCTGTTGTAACACCACGACCGCTAGAGCTTCTGACAATATTTCCAGTAGAGCTTTTAACATAAGCATCATCTCCTAACGCCCGCTCTTCTGCTTTCTGTCTGCTCTTCTTTGCTTGGTAATTCATAGGAGCCGCATCATAGCCACCTGAACTACCGCCTTCGTTGCTACTTCCCATAATTCACTCCTGTAAAAAAAAATATATTTCTAACGATTGGGTTATTTAAGTCTATCGTGTGTGTGGTTGACCTTCTTATGTATATAGTCCTGTATTTTAAGGTGCCTTACGATATAGGTCTATAGTACATAGGGGCCCCATCTAGTCTACGTTAAAGTTTATCTGCACTGCGGTAGACGGTGCACGTCCTGAGTCCTGTCGAAATCCTGCTCTATCCATCAAGTCTCTGGCGGCTTCAAGCCTGACGTATTGTGACTTGCTATCTAGCAGTTCCCTCATTGTCGCCATCGCCTGTGTAGCGTCCCACCCCAAAGTCATCATAGCCAACTGTTGTCTGTATTCGATAACGTGTTGTTTCTTTAGAGTATTATATGCCCAAGCCTTGTTCCTACCCAACTGTTCAGCAGCTTGTGTTGGGTTGCAACCATTATGCAAGATAGCGTGCACTAATTCCTGCTGGTTCTCAGTTATCTTTTCGTTACTTGCTTTCGCAACTGGTGCATGTTTCTCAATGTCTTCCATTGGAACCAAGCCTTGTTTGTATCGTTCTTGTTGTTGTTTATTTGCTGTTGTCATATCCGAGAGCCAATCATTGCGTCTGCGGACGATTATACATATTACACCTTACTAGCTGTCAACCCCCTTTTTACGAAAAGTGGGCTTTGTCGTCCGTTACTCATCTTATAAACGGTGTGTGTCGCCCTACACAATCTGATTTGCTGATGGGCAAATCACCGTCAGGTTTGACGGAAGATTGTTCCGAAGCGCACCTCATAGGCAGTTTATATACCGCTAACTCCCTAAGCGGTCGTTGCAAGACAATGCTTGCGAGTCATCAGGCTTTGAGGTGAGAACACACACACACGAGTTGTAATGATATCATGGAATGATGACTCTTCGAACACGAACCATTGCGGTAGGACGCAAGGGATGCAGTAGCTCCCTTCCGTCTGACCTACACTATTGACAATAGCAAAATCCAAAATCCGAATTTGCGTAAGGACGCAAATCCATTTCGGACAAGGGGGTTATCACCCCTTTTGTTATTGCAATTTCGCAACTCACAGTCGGGGCGTCTACATCATCACAATCATGTGCATGTGTTAGAACTTAACGTCAAGGAGAATAACATGATTAACAATTCACTATTACTTAAAGACTTCGATTCAACTGTAACTCTTGATAGAGACTTTGATAACGAGGTGACATACGAATTGTGGGAGATACGCCAAGCATTAGACGCTGGCGACTACTCAAGAGCCAAGCAGTTGACAGACAACATTGGCTCTAACGATTATCAGTAAGCCAAGTAGGGGGTGGTTGATATTTCAGCTACCCCATTTAACCAGAGGAGAATCTTATGACTAAGGAATACTTTGATACATCACGCAATACACAAGCTGAATATATTGATTGGCTTTGGAAAGAGTACAGCAGATTGATGACTCAGCTTTCTATTGAGAAAAATCCGGGGAGGCATGGCTTTTTGTTGGACCGCTTAGACGATATGTATAACAACAAAATTAATAAGGCATACGATGACCATTATAAAATACATGGCTATCACTACTCAGAACAACCTTCACTACCGCATCTATCTAATTAGAGGAGAATCACATGACTAAGAGATATACAAAGCGTAACCAGTTACCACAGCTTGACGTAAATGACCTAGACCGCATTCGCAAGGTCATGACTAAGGAGTCTATGCCCAACAAATACAAAGACGACAAGTGTCAGGAACAATGGGAGAAGGAGCTTGCTAGACGTATTGAGGCAGTCGTCGATATGTTTGAGCTTGAGGAAGAGACTATTACCCAAGCCAAAGTAGCAGATGGTATAACTCGTATGTTTGAGAAGATTGCATACAATGACTTGCAGTATGGTACACAGCTTCGTAAGGAGCGTGCAGATGCTATTCGTGCAGACGTAGGCATCGAGATTACCAAGAACGTCATTGATGACCTTGATACACAGCTTGAGAAGAAGCGTATATCATACTACTCATCGATGGCCGCTTACAGAGTCGCACGTTGGGTTGTACGTCCATCCGTTATTGGTCGCAACAACCTCAATTGGGGTGACTACAAGCCAGCACATGAGATGGCAAGGGTCAGACGCATTGAGCGCCGTAACCGTCATCTTACAGCTGACACGCTGGTAGCATCAACTGCTCGTGACTTTCACGAGTATGCACGAGATACAGGCTTGATAGAAATGCCTGATTCGGCACAACAAGCTTAACAGCAGGGAGGGTAGGGCTTCACGGCTCTACTCTCCACTTTTTTTGTGTCACTAAAAACTGCTGAGAAAACGCCTCAATCTTAAATAGGAGTAAACCATGATGTTTTATATATTCGCTGGACTAGCTTCTGCTCTGGCGATACTGTTCTTATTAGCCAAATTTGATTTCAAAAAAGTTCTTTGGCTTGATATTCCAATTGATATAATGTCTACTATCCTACTCGTTGCTATGTTTGCTGGCACATTTGCTGGCATGATGGCGGCAGTAATAGGAGGGTGCCTCATTTCAATTGTCTTGTTTCTGTATAAGCGTACAGTTGGTTACAGAAAGCCAAGATGGAAAAAATATGGGTATGAGTGGGTTGATGTAACGCCTCGTTCCCGATAACAGAATTGACACTGGTACTAGCGTACGATGGTCGAAATCCAGTGACAGGGGGAATAGACGTGCTGCCCCCACCCTTCAACTTGTCAAACGTAAAGGAAAATGACATGAACTTCGCACAAATCACTATCTCTGGTAACATTGGTGCAGAACCCGAAGTCCGTGATGTAAACGGTACTAAGGTTGCTGGCTTCTCTGTTGCGGTCAATGAAGGCTACACTAACAAGCAAGGCGAGAAGGTTGAGAAGACTCACTGGTATCGCTGTGAGGCTTGGGATGGTAGCAATGGCAAAGGCCTCGTTACCAACGTGATTGAACCATATGCTAAACAAGGGACTACTGTCTTTGTTCAAGGCTTCCCAATCATTGAGGAGTATGAGAAAGATGGTATCAAACAGCGTGCCTTCAAGGTCAAGCTTGCTGGTGCTGGATCAACATTCCGTCTAGCCTCTAAGTCTGAGGGTGGCGGTAAATCATCTGCTCCTGATGGCAATACAAAGCCTAATGGTGATGACGATATTCCGTTCTAGGAGCCTCCAACCTAGAGTGGATGAGAGGGTAGGGGCTTCGGCCTCTGCCCTTTTTTTGTGACAAATTCACAGGGAGTTCACAGATGAATTACATGAATAAATACTCATCAATAGAAACATTGCTAGACCCCTTTAATGAAACAATATCTGTAGTTCCTGCAGAAACAGGAGCAGGCAGATGGCAGGGGTACAGAGAAATTATTGAAGCCAGTATGTTTGGCTTTGTGCGCCTCTATTCAAATGGGGACGGTGTATATATAGATGACGAAGGTTTGTATTCAGAAAAGCAATATTTCTGGATGCACCGTAACTACCCACAACCCCTTGTAAACAAAGCATGTTTTGTTGGCATGGATGAAGAAGGTGAAACTATACCACCAAGAACAAGCTTGACTCAGTTTGAAAAAGACGTTGTGTTTATAGGTTCACGCTATCAACTGGTGCTTAATCTACAAGTTCACTCAGACAAAGTAATCAAAGACAAAGAAGGATACGATGTAGATTACAGACCTATATTTTTTAATATGGAGGAGTAAATGGATATTCGTATTGTACTTGCCGCTTACATCTTAGCAAGCCTAGCTCTCGCCTCATACGCAGGAATGCTATGATGGACGGATATACATGCAGAGATTGCGGTCATTATCACGACAGTTACAACCACCTCAAGCACCTTGATTGGAACTCAGGTGGCTTCTGTCAAAGCTGTGGCTCAGAATATCTAACAGCAGATTCGGAGCAAGAACAAAATGGAGAAGAGTAAAAATGCTAAATTATATTCGACGTATCCAGAGCATCAACGTAAAGACCCGATGGATTGGGTGGTTTGTCACTGTTCACCTAACACTGTCGTTCTCGATTCTAATTCTTTTGATGGCAGTAGGCATCAATCCGACACTGCTTGTTTCGGCACTTGGTGCGCCCCTGTGGATTGGTGTAGCGTTCGGCTCAAAAACGATAACTGACAAAATCATGGAGGATTAAATGTCTTATATCAGAAGCAGTATATCTATGGACTGCGATAAGGTCATATCACACGGAACAGTGGATGATAACGATCTATTCATAGAGTTTCAATACAAGGGAGCAGTTATTCATAGGGTTCATATATTTCCCGATGATGACACAAATTTTGTTTCATCAGTGATTGACTTGCAAAAAGAAAACATAATAGTGGAGTTTCCAAATGCAAAAAGAAATACTACTGAGTGAACTTAAACACTCACCAAACAACGTACGGCAAGTAAAGTCTAGTGATGCTAGTATCGACCAGCTTGCCGCCTCAATCAAATCAAAGGGATTGCTTCACAACCTTGTCGTTGTCAAAAACGGCACAGGTTACAATGTTATTGATGGCAACCGTAGACTGGAAGCACTCAACAAGATTTACAATTCAAAGTCTACACCAGTCAATTGTATTGTCATTGAATCAGAAGACAATGAAGTTGGTCTTCACGCTAACATGATGCGTGAGAACATGCATCCACTTGACGAATGCGATGCTATCAACGCTCTTGTTATGGATGGCAGTGAAGATTACGACTCAGTTGCCGCTAGGTTTGGTCAAACACAGAAATGGGTACATCAGCGTGTAATGCTCTCAGAGCTGTCTGACAAAGCCAAAGGTCTGTTCAGAGCTAATGAGTTCGGGATAGGCGTAGCGCAAGCTCTAACGCTTGGCAATCATGCAAAACAAGACGAATACTTTGATACCTTTGACCATTACAATGTAGACAGCATACGAAGGTTTATGACCAGCAAAAAACAGCCTCTGTCTGCCGCATTGTTTGAGATTACAGACGATGCAAGAAAAGAGCTTGCAGTCGAGTCTGACTTGTTCAGTGACAATGAATACATCACTGACTTACAGGCTTTTGATGTATGGCAAAAGACTTTCATACACAACAGAATAGATGAGCTAAAAAAGAAATACTTTGATGTCATCTATTTGGTAGATGAGTATTCATATGCTTCTCACGAAACAAGAGGCTTAACACGCATATACAGCTTCGATGAGAAAGAACGTGATACTGCTGACGTTGTTTGTGTTCTTGTTTACAACTCATATCAACTTGCATTGACAGAAGAATACATGCTTCCATCAGAAACAGT